AGATTATAGATACTTTTAAAAAAGGAACAGACAGAACTAAACAAGCTAAAGGTGGCCTTGCCTATTTGATGGGATTGTAAGCTATGTCAAAATCAGAAAACGTAGCACTATACAAATACCTAACAAGACCATCTCGACCCCAGCTACCCGAAGCGAGCAGCGAGAGGCTAGAAGAAGCTGCACCAACAATAAGAATATCAAAACCTGCTACTAAGGCTCAAGAAAAAATTGCACAAAAAGTTTATGGTAAATCTTTTACAGAATTAGATTCTGATGCAAGAACTAAAATCAGACAAGGAAGAATAACAATTAATAGTGGTGGAATTAATATGATGTCCACTCAAGATAGAATTAATCTTACAAAAAAAAGAATGCAAGATTTTGTATCGGACTTTCAAAAAGAAAGAGGAAGATTACCTTCACAACAAGAAGTTAGAAAAATTGGTAGATTTGAATATGGAACCATAAAGAAATATGTTAACGAAGGTATAGTTGAAATAGGAGAAGTTGGAGCAACAAGAGGATTAAATGATCCTAAAGTTATTGCACTTAAAGATGATTTAAGAATTCTAGATAAAAATAAATATATTCAAGATAGTTTTAGAAAAGGACAAGTCCCGAACCTTAATGAAGTTGCTAAAATTTTAAATGTTAAAGATAAAACTATAGCAGGCTATAGAGTTGGTCAATTAGCTGCAGCTTACACTGGAGATAGATCTGTTGAAGGAATAAAACCAAAATTTAAAAAAGGCGCAGAATTTATTTTTCAACAAGCAGATCAAGAATATAAACCTGCTATTAGAAGACTGTCTGAACTTAAAATTGGAAGATCAGTAGGTGAACCAAGTATTACATCAACAAAGAATGTTATTAAACGTGAATATCCAGAAGGTATTTCAAATGCCTATGCGATTGATGAACCTAGTGGTACTGTTTCTTCTGCAAGAAGAGGAACTTCTCCCTATGGATCTTTTGGTCAAATTATAAACGCTGATTTAAACCAAGGAATGAAATATGAATTTGATAGAAAAAAATCTATTAATGAAAAAACATTACAAGACGCAATTGAAAGTGGTTCTGATAAAGATATAAAATCTGCAGTTAAAAATTTTAATAACACTGTTTCTGAATATGAAACAAAACTTAATCAAGATGTTAAACCAGGTCAAAAGAAAATAAAATTATTTAAAGTATCTTTAGACAATCCAGAAAAAACTGTAGCTAATTATTCTGAATTATCTGACTCATACAAAGAAGCACTTCAAAAGAATTATAAAACAAGAGGTTATGCTTTTAGAGTGCCATCAGATATTAAACCTTTATCTCAAATAGCAGATGAATTAAAAATTGAAAGAAACGCAGCTAAACTTTCTGGAGCTGCAGCTAAAGGTGCTCCAAGAATTTATTCAGAAGCAATTCCAGGAACAAGATATCTTTCTGAAAAAATCATACAACCTCTTGCGAATATTACGATGGAAGGTATTAAAGATATAGGTAGAGGTGCAATTGGAAAAGGAACTTTAAAACTTATACCTGGACTAGGTACGGCTTACGGTGTTTATGACACTGGAGTTGCTTTACAAGAAGGAAAATCTTTACCTGAAACAGCATTTAGATTATTTGGAGCTGATCCATTATATAATATGATTAGAGAATACAATCGTCTACCAGAAGAAGCACAAGAAATTCAGAAAAAAATAAATGCACAACAATCTTTTGATGTAGCTCAAGATGATCCATTGGCTGAGGGAAATATGCAAAGACCTACAGTTACTCCTGAAGAACAAATGTATTTAAATGAACAAAAGAAAATTGTTCAACAAAGAGTAGCAGAACAAAATAAAGCTAGAGCTGAAGGTAGAGCAGGTCTTGTTAATTTTGCTGAAGCAAAAATTTCTGAAATAACTGGTCAGCCCTATCAAATGTCTTTTGCAAATGGTGGTAGAGTACAACTTGCTGAAGGTGGCGAACCAAAAGATATGAGTAGAAGAAAATTTTTAAAACTAACAGGTAAAGCTGGAATGATATTAGGTGCACTTCCTTTTTTAGGTAAGTTTATTAAACCTGCAACTAAAGCTGCTCCTGAAGTTATTGAGGCTATATCAAGATCAGCAGAACAAATGCCAGATTACTTAGTTAATTTAATTTCTAAAATTAAAACATTAGGTTCATCTAAAGTTATAGGAAAAATAGATAACCCTGATGAATTTATGAGGTATGATTTAGGTGATTATGAATTACACGAAGGAGTAGGTGGAACTAGAATCAAAAGAGTTAGAGATAGAGGAGATGAAGGTTATGAAGAGTTTGAGATGCAGATTAAAGAAGACCCTGAAACTGGTTTTGTTGAATATGAAGAAGTATCTGCAAGACCTGATGGAGATGGTAAAATTAAAGATTTTGATTTTGGTATTGAAGACGATATTCATTTAGAAATGAAAAAGTTTGCTGATGAAGACTAATACACCTTATAAACATGGAAAAAAATCTGGGCCACCACCAAAGAGTGGACCACAACCACAGGGGTTGAATTTAAAGTATAATACTGTTAAGACTGTAAAACTGGAGAAAATAAATAATGGCAGACGTAGATAAAGCTTTACCAAACGTAGAGCAAGAGATTAATGTACCTTCTGATGTTGAAATTGAAGAAGCTCAATTAGAACAACAAGAAGAAGCAGAACAACAAGGTGATCCTGTAGAAATACAAGAGAACGAAGATGGATCAGTAGACATTAACTACGATCCTGGTATAGGTTCTGTTGCAGGAACAGATAATCACTACGATAATTTAGCTGACCATTTACCTGATGATGTATTAGGAAGATTATCTTCAGACTTGTTTCAGAATTATCAAGACTATAAAAATTCTAGAAAAGATTGGGAACAATCGTATAAACAAGGTTTAGATTTATTAGGATTTAAATATGAAAACAGGACGGAACCATTCTCGGGTGCTTCGGGTGCCACTCATCCGGTGCTTGCTGAAGCTGTTACTCAGTTTCAGGCGTTGGCATATAAAGAGTTACTCCCAGCTGATGGACCAGTAAGAACTCAAATCTTAGGAATGTCTTCTCCTGAGAAAACTCAACAAGCAAGTAGAGTTAAAGATTTCATGAACTATCAACTTATGGATCAGATGAAAGAATATGAGCCTGAGTTTGATCAAATGTTATTTTATTTACCTTTAGCGGGATCATCATTTAAAAAAGTTTATTTTGATGAAGTCTTACAAAGAGCTGTTTCAAAATTTGTACCAGCTGATGATTTAATTGTTCCGTACACAGCTACCTCATTAGATGATGCGGAAGCAATTATTCATCGTATTAAAATTTCAGAAAATGAATTACGAAAACAACAAGTTGCAGGTTTCTACAGAGATATAGATATTCAACCTGGCCAACTTAATGAAGATGATGTTGAAAGAAAAGAACATGAACTTGAGGGTAGATCAAAAGGTAGAGAAGAAGATGTATTTAATTTATTAGAGTGTCATGTTAATTTAGATTTAGAAGGTTTTGAAGATGTTGGACAAGATGAGGAACCAACAGGAATTAAATTACCTTACATTGTAACTCTAGAAGAAAACTCTAGAGAAATTTTATCTATTAAAAGAAATTACGAGATTAATGATCCTAAAAAATCAAAAGTACAATACTTTGTACACTTCAAATTTTTACCTGGACTAGGTTTTTATGGTTTTGGTTTAATACACATGATTGGCGGTTTATCTAGAACTGCTACATCTGCTTTAAGACAATTATTGGATGCAGGAACTTTATCAAACTTACCTGCTGGATTTAAACAACGAGGTATAAGAATTAGAGATGACGCACAGTCTATACAACCGGGTGAATTTAGAGATGTAGATGCACCTGGAGGAAACATCAGAGATTCATTTATGATGTTACCATTCAAAGAACCAAGTCAAACTCTATTACAGCTTATGGGTGTCGTTGTTACTGCAGGACAAAGATTTGCTTCCATAGCAGACCTGCAAATAGGAGATGGGAATCAACAAGCTGCGGTGGGAACGACAGTCGCCTTGTTAGAAAGAGGATCAAGAACAATGTCTGCAATTCATAAAAGAATTTATGCAGCATTAAAAAATGAATTTAAGTTATTAGCTAGAGTTTTTAAACTTTATCTACCTGAAGAATACCCTTACGATGTGGTAGGTGGTCAAAGAATGATTAAACAACAAGACTTTGATGACCGTGTAGATATTTTGCCAGTTGCGGATCCAAATATTTTCTCACAAACACAGCGTATCTCTCTTGCGCAGACGGAGCTGCAATTGGCAATGTCCAATCCTCAAATACATAATCAATACGAAGTATTTAGAAATATGTATGAAGCTTTAGGTGTAAAAAACATTGATCAAATTTTAATTAAACCTTTACCCCCACAACCAAAGGACCCTGCATTAGAGCACATTGATGCTCTTGCAGGGAAACCATTCCAAGCCTTTCCAGGTCAAGATCATAGAGCACACATGACTGCTCACTTAAATTTTATGGCAACTAACATGGCTAGAAATAATCCTACGATTATGGCTTCATTAGAAAAAAACTGTTTTGAACATATTTCTTTAATGGCACAAGAACAAGTTGAAGTAGAATTTAGAAATGAATTACAACAACTACAACAAATGCAAATGCAGATGCAACAAAACCCACAAATGGCTCAACAAATGGAAATGCAAGTAAGAATGTTGTCAGAAAAAATAGAATCTAGAAAAGCAGTGTTAATTGCAGAGATGATGGAAGAGTTTATGAAGGAAGAAAAAGAAATTACTTCACAATTTGACAATGATCCTATTGCAAAACTAAGAGCAAGAGAGTTGGATCTTAGAGCACAAGAAAATGCTAGAAAAGAACAAGAATCTCAAGAGAGAATTAATCTTGATAAGATGAAAGCAATGATGAATCAAATGACTGATCAGCAAAAACTTGATCAAAATGAGGATTTAGCAGAGTTAAGAGCTGACACTTCTATTAAAAAAACAGTTTTACAACACGAATTAAAAAAAGAGATCTAGAATATGTGGTTTAGTGCATTAAATTTAGCAGTAAAAGCTGGTTCACACATTTTTAAGAAGCGTCAAGAGACAAAAATGCTTATGGCAGACGCTCAAATGGAACATGCAAGAAAAATGGCCCGAGGAGAAGAGGCTTACCAAGGAAAATTACTAGAATCTAGAGATTCAGACTGGAAGGACGAGGCAGTTTTGATAATTCTCTCGGCGCCTATAGCAATCCTGGCCTGGGCAGTCATTTCAGATGATCCAGCAGCAATGGATAAGGTAAAATTGTTCTTCGAAATGTTCTCACAACTCCCTTCTTGGTTTACTAATCTTTGGATACTTGTAGTTGCGAGTATTTATGGTATAAAAGGAACACAAATATTTAGAGGAGGAAAAAAATGAAGAAAAAAAAATCATTTCCAGATTTAAACAAAGATGGAAAAGTAACTAAAGCTGATATTTTAAAAGGTAGAGGCGTATTTGCAATGGGTGGACCTGTTGAAGTTAAAGCTGATGATTCAGTTGACACTGTAGGTAATCCAAAAGGTAAAAAGAAATCTATTCAAATACAAGGTTGGGGTAAAGCAAGACACTAATCATGGCTAAACTTTGTGCAAAAGGTAAAGCTGCTGCTAAAAGAAAATTTAAAGTATACCCATCAGCATATGCTAATATGTATGGATCAGCAGTTTGTTCTGGTAAAATAAAACCAGGTGGAAAGAAAAAAACTAAAAAGAAAAAATAATGGGTTTACGTAAGTGGGTATCAGAAAAATGGGTAGACATAGGAGCACCTAAAAAAGATGGTAAGTATCAACCGTGTGGTAGATCAAAAGGCTCTAAAAGAAAATATCCAAAATGTGTTCCACTTGCAAAAGCAAAATCAATGTCTTCATCACAAAAAGCTTCTGCAGTAAAAAGAAAAAGAGCAGCTGGTAATACTGGCCCTAAACCAACTAACGTAAAAACAATTGTAAGAAAAAAAGCTGCTGAGGGTGGTTATATTGGAAGCTTCATCGACTTGAATGTTGATGGAAAAACATATAGTAATCCATCTTACAGAAAATATTATAAAGGTTTAATATAATGGCAAGAACTGCTGCATGGCAAAGAAAAGAAGGAAAGTCTCCGTCAGGAGGTTTGAACAAAAAGGGAGTTGCATCTTATAGAGCAGCTAATCCTGGTTCAAAGTTAAAAACAGCTGTAACAACTAAACCGTCTAAATTAAAGGAAGGTTCTAAGGCTGCTAATCGTAGAAAATCGTTCTGCGCTCGTATGAAAGGTATGAAGAAAAGATTAACTTCAGCAAAAACCGCACGCGACCCAGATTCTAGGATTAACAAAAGTCTTAGAAAATGGAATTGCTAATGACAGATCATTCACTCGAAACATTTATACCCAC